CATAGAAGAATAGTTCATTGTTGGACCACTAATAGAGGTGAACATAAAGAGAAGGTTAAAAGAGGATATTCTAAAGAGACTGACTTTTATGCTTATTGTGTTAGGAAGATCCGTGACCTCATGAAGTTATTTCCGTGTCAACATATAGCGCTAGACGCTCAGGGTGGAGGTATAGCTGTCATGGAGGGGTTACACGATAAAGACAAGATACAAGACGGCGAGCTACCTATATGGCCCGTTATAGACGACGATAAACCAAAAGATACTGATGGCGAACAGGGTTTGCATATACTAGAGATGTGTCAATTCGCAAAACACGAGTGGCTAGCTGAAGCCAATCATGGAATGAGAAAAGACTTTGAAGATAAGGCTTTACTATTCCCAAGATTTGACTCAATTAGTTTAGGTATATCAAACGCTGAAGATGCGCTAAAGGGTAGAATGTTTGACACATTAGAGCAATGCGTTATGGAGATAGAAGAACTTAAAGACGAGCTTGCTATGATTCAAATGACCCAAACAGCTTCCGGTCGTGATAAGTGGGATACACCAGAAACAGTTGTTGGAACGGGTAAAAAAGGAAAACAAAGAAAAGATAGATATTCTTCTTTGCTTATGGCTAATATGGCGGCTAGAATAATAGACAGGACTCCAGAACAAGCTGAGTATAATTTTTATGGCGGATTTGCGACTGGCACAAAAGCCAAAAATAAAGAGAAGACCATGTACTCTGGACCAAGTTGGTTTACCAATTCTATGAAAGATGTGTATTAATGTGTATAATATACACATCAGTCCAATTACAATTCAATTGAGGGAAACATGGCAAGCGAAGACACTATGATAACGTGGGACGACTCCGATTCCAGCAGCAAAAAAAGCGCCTTACAACAGATGTCAAATAACATTGACACATATGAGGGCGTAGCAAAAGCTTCTCATTACCGGGATTTTTTGGACATTGAGCCAAATAGATCTGTCAGACCTTCTTTTACTAAAAATGATTACTATGCTTTTAGGTCGGAAGAACAAGTACCTGCTAGAAGTAAAAGAATTATCAAAATGTGTATGGATGCATACGATAAGGTTGGAATCATTCGCAATGTAATTGATTTAATGGGTGACTTCGGTTGTCAAGGTATAAGCATAGTACACGAAAATAAAAGCGTTGAAAAATTCTTTCAGCAGTGGTTCAAAAAAGTTGACGGCAAAGAGAGGTCAGAAAGATTTCTAAACAATCTATATAGAACCGGCCAAGTAATAGTGTACAAAAGCTATGCTAATATTACACCAGACATCTCTAAATATATTAAATCTATCGGTCAAGATATAACCGTAGAAGTACCACAGATAGAGAGCAATCAAATTCCTTGGCGTTATAACTTCTTTAACCCTTTAAACATTAACTTTAAAGATGGTAACGTTAACATGTTCTTAGGTGTTAGCAATCTAGAAATAACTGCAACGTCTTTCTTTGACAATTTTAAAAATGGAGCCATACCTTCTCATGTCCTAGATACTCTACCGCCAAGCGTTAAAGAGCAAATAAAGCGTGGCGATAAAAAGATAGAACTAGATAAAGACAGACTACATATATGTTACTATAAAAAAGATGACTGGCAACAGTGGGCGCACCCACTTGTTTACGCTATCTTAGACGATATTATTATGTTAGAGAAGATGAGGCTGGCCGACATGTCTGCTCTTGATGGAGCTATATCTAATATCAGACTTTGGACATTAGGTAGTCTAGACCACAAAATCTTGCCAAACAAAGCCGCTATTAATAAACTAAGAAATATTCTTGCTAGTAATGTAGGTGGCGGTACTATGGAATTAGTCTGGGGTCCAGAGCTTTCTTACACTGAGTCAAATAGTCAGGTATATAAGTTTTTAGGTTCTGAAAAATATCAATCAGTATTGAATAGTATTTATGCAGGATTGGGTGTCCCTCCAACCTTAACTGGAATGGCTAGCAATGGTGGCGGTTTCACTAATAATTTTATATCCCTTAAAACACTGGTTGAACGTCTACAATACGGTAGAGATCAACTTACTAAGTTCTGGGAAAAGGAAGTAGAACATGTAAGAAAAGCTATGGGCTTTAGAAAATCTGCTCACATAGTATACGATCAAATGAGCCTGTCTGATGAGGCTTCCGAAAAGAACCTCTTAATACAGCTCGCTGATAGGGATATTATTTCGCATGAGACAGTTCTCGAAAGATTTAAAGAAGTTCCATCTGTAGAAAAGATGAGACTAAAAAGAGAAGATAAAGATAGATCAAGAGAAAGCCTGCCGGAAAAAGCTAGCCCATTTCATAACCCAAATAAACAATTTGAAATAGAAAAGATGGAAAAGCAGGGGCAAATAAATGAAAAGGTTGTAGAAAAGAAAGAAAAACAAAAGCCGGTAAACCCAAATGGTCGCCCTCCTAATAAACTGGACGAAGGACCAAGAAAGAAAAGGGTTGAAACCCCTAAGTCAACGCCGGGAGTTGCTGAATTAGTAGTGTGGGCTACGTCCGCATTTGAATCGGTAGAGTTTTTGAATAAAGGTTATCTGGAAGTAAAAAGTAAAGCTAACCTAAGACAATTAACAAAAGAAGAAGCTAACGAACTTGATACAATTAAGTTGTCAGCTTTCTTGGCGCTAGAACCTATGTCTGAACTTAGCAATGAAAATTTATTCAAAGCTGTCTCCTCAAACATCAATATCCCTAATAAATATAAAGATTTAAAGAATAATAATCTAACGTCGGAAGTCTACAAGAAGGCGGTCGTTGGTACTTATATTGAGTCCATTATAGGCCAAAAATAGGGATTTTCTAAAAAATAAAAATTTTTGTGTATATTTAATGTAGAGGTAATACATGAGCATAAAAATATATCAACATGAAATAAACGATGGCATTGGCGATCTCGTTAAGAGTACCGCTAGTGTTGCATATTGCTCTGAAGCAACTTTTCAAAGGGATATCCCTGAAGAAATTGTTGCTAAGGCAATTGCTGAGAATAAAGATCAAATAGACTTATATTACTTAGAGTCTGTTTTAGTTTCTTGTGGCTGGAACAAGAATGACGATGTTTTTCTAGCAGAGCCTACTTGGGCAGCAAGAAACACACCTGAAGATAAACAGTTTAACTTTATGCACGATGAAAATGACATCATCGGACATATCACTGGTAGTTATGTTTTAACGAAAGACGGAAAGGCGGTTGCAAATGACGCAGAGATGCCTACGGATTTTGATATCATTACTCAAGCTGTTCTCTATAATAGTTGGACTGGCGATGAAAATCGGGAAAGAATGGAGAAAATCATCTCCGAAATAGAGGAGGGTAAGTGGTATGTTTCTATGGAGTGCTTATTTGCTGGTTTCGATTATGCTTTAACTAATCCTAATGATGAACATAAGATATTAGCTAGAGATGAAGAGTCAGCATTTTTGACTAAGCACTTACGAGCATATGGCGGTAGTGGAGAGTATGATGGATATAAACTTGGTCGTGCATTAAAAAACATTTCATTTTCAGGTAAAGGTTTGGTTTCTAAACCAGCTAACCCAAGAAGTGTTATTTTAAAATCAGTTGCATTTAATTTAGATGATAATTCTAATCTCAATATAGGAGAACTTAATATGTCAGATAACTTGCTAGAAAAGCAGTTGGCTGAAGTTCAGACCCAGCTTTCAGAAGCTAAGGCTGAAAACGAAGCAATTAAAGCTCAAATCGAAGAAGCAAAAGATAAAGAATTTGCATCAAAGGTCGAAGCTTTTGAAGGAACTATTCAAGAGAAAGACGCAAGTATTGCTGAACTCGAAGAAAGCATCAAAAGCACTCAAGCTCGCGTTGCTGAACTCGAAGACGCTCTTGCTAAATCTCAAGACGAACTTACATCTGCTAAAGAGCATATGGAAGAGATGAAGAAGAAAGAAAAAATGCAGAAAAGAATGGCTGCCCTTGTCGAAGCTGGTTTTGAGCAAGAAGACGTAGAGGCAACTCTCGCCGCTTTCGATGCTCTTAACGACGAAGCATTTGACGTTATTGTTGCTATGTACGGAAAAAAACCGAAGGCTGACAAGTACGGCGACAAGAAAGAGAAAGAAGCAGAAGCTGGTATGCCTCCAGAACTCAAGGAAGCTATTGAAAAGAAAAAGAAGGAAAAAGAAGCTAAAGCCGACGAAGAAGAAGCTGAAGCTGAAGTAACTCCAGAACTTCTTGAGGATGTAGAAACTTCTGAGGCTACTCTTGTTGAAGTCGCTGAAGAAAATGAAGTAGAATCAGCTCGCGCCAGTGTTGCTAGCTGGGTAGAAACCGTTCTTAAAAATAACTAATTTTAATTTCATAGGAGATAAATACTATGGCTCTTAAAGCAGATAGATACGAAGAATCAACTGACATCAGTTTTTTCTACAATGAAGACACTGCCACCCGTGGTGGCGTTGTTCTTATCGCAAAGACCTTACCAGAACTCACCTTAATCAATATAAAGATGAAGTTCAAAAAGGTGGTAAAGTCACTGTTTTGACTCGTGGCTGGGTTGTAACCGACAACATCGACGCTGTTACTATCGTTCCGGGTCAAGTTGCTTATGCATCTGCTACCGCTGGAAACCTAACAAATGTTTCTACTAGCGGTCAAGCTGTTGGACGTTTTATGTCTCAACAAGACGCTGATGGATACGCAAAAGTTTACATCAATCTTCCAAGCCTTGGTTAATAAAATATAAAAGGAGATAAATACAATGTCAAATATCGAAAGACCTAGCGACGAATTTATTCAAATTCTTCGTGATACTGGTAGCAACAGTCAAGAACAAGCTTATGCAGCTCAAAGAGAGTTCGCAAAAGCTCTTGAAACACCACTTCGCAAAGCGGTTTTGGTTGGTAACATTCTCGGAAACATCTTCGAGAACATTCCTGTAGAAGCTGGTTCTTCAACGGAATATCCGCTTGACCTTATCAGTCCCGGACTTGAAGGTGAACACGTAGCGTACACCAATCCCGGTCACGGTCGTATTCCTGAAAGATCAGTCGAAAGCGATTACGTCATGATTCCAACCTACGGAATCACTTCCAGCATCGACTATCTTCTAAGATACGCCCGTGAAGCTCGTTGGGATATTGTTGGTCGCGCCATGCAAGTTATGGAAGCTGGCTTCGTCAAGAAAATGAATGATGACGGATGGCACACTCTTCTTGCTGCTGGTGTTGATCGCAACATCGTTGTTTATGATGGCGATGCAACCGCAGGCACCTTCACCAAGAGACTTGTTAGCCTCATGCAACTCATCACCCGTAGAAATGCTGGTGGTAATAGCGGAAGTGCAAATCGTGGTCGCATGACTGACCTTTACGTTTCACCAGAAGCTCTCGAAGACGTGCGTAACTGGGGTCTAGATCAAGTTTCTGACGTTATCAGGACTCAGATCTACAACGCTCCAGAAAATGGCGCTCCAATCACCAGTATCTTCGGTGTAAACCTTCACGATCTTGATGAGCTTGGAGAAGGTCAAGAGTACCAAGACTTCTACGCTAATTCACTTAGCGGTCAATACGGTCCAAACAGTGATGCTGAATTGGTAGTTGGCTTGGATCAGTCCGCTAAGGACAGCTTCGTAATGCCAATCCGCCAGCAGCTTCAGGTCTTTGAAGATCCTACTCTTCACAGACAACAGAGAGCTGGTTACTACGGAACCGCAGAACTAGGCTTTGGCGTTTTGGATAACAGAAGAATTCTTCTCGGCTCCTTCTAATTAGCTTCAGTCTATAGACAATCGTTTTAAGGGTTTCTTCTTTTCAGGGGAAACCCTTTTTTCGTGTATAATAAACAAATGTTCTATATATTTTAGGAAATAGGAGTTTAAAATGAGCAATGCTTTGTCGGACTATCTGGAGTCTGGTTTATTACATCATATATTTAGATCGCAGTCTTTTCCAAAACCTACTGAAGTTGCTATAGCTTTATGTAGTGGTTCCCCTTTAGATTCTAATACTGGATCTACAATTCCAGAACTTCCACAATCTGTAAACGGTAGTGGTACTGGCTACGCTAGAATTACTCTTGGAGACCCTCTTGTTAGTGGTGACGCAAAGTGGATGTACACTCAAGCCGATCATGACGCTGGTAGCGGTCTTATCAAAAACTCTGGCTCAATTGTTTTTGAGACAGCGCTTATTGATTGGGGTTATGTTTCAGGTATAGCTATTGTTGATGATTCAACTTATGGTGGCGGAAACCTACTAATGCACTCTACTCTTGATAATCCTAGAATTGTATATAAAGGCGACTCAGTAAAATTCGACGTAACAAACCTTCAAATTAAATTTAACTAAGGTTTTAAAATGGCAGAGTATTCAGAAAATCAGTTTTTACAACGTCTGAATTATTATTTTCCAGATAATATAACTCAGCAGATATCCCCAAAAGATATTCGAGATGCATTTACTGATTTAGTTGATTCAACACAAAAGACTTTAGAAAGTCATACTCTTATTTCTCAAAATATAAAAAGTGTTGAATTAAGACAAACAAGTGTTGGTGAACAATCATTAACTAAAACTCATTTACCATACGAGGACGGCGAAGATAATAGCGCGTTCGGATACGCTTCCTTGCAGGGAAATGTTTTTGGTGACAGGAATACTGCTTTAGGCTCTTATTCACTATCTTGCAATTTAGATGGTGACTGCAACACTGCTGTCGGGTACTCTTCAAGCGCCTCTAATATCCAAGGTAACGGAAACGTTTCTGTTGGTTGCAAAACATTATACAATAATAGAAAAGGTAATTACAATATAGCAATTGGTCATGGTGCCGGATACTATATTAACACCAACACAGATTATCAGTTTTTCTTAGGTTCGCACCCAGAAGCTTCTGATACAGATTGTTTAGACGGATCTGGAACGCCCCTTTTAAGAGGTGATTTACAAGAGCTTAAATTAGCAGTTGGTACAAATGAAATTCATAACTATGGAACACTTCAGGTGTCTGGAGATGTGTCTCCAACAACCAGTAGAGTTTCTGATTTAGGAAATGTAAATAGGGCTTGGAGATCTGTTAACGGGATGTTAATATTCCCAGACCCCAACAACGTCAAATCAAATGGAAATATTATACCATGCTTTGAAGGTTTATCTTTAGGTAATCCTAATTTAAGATGGGACGGTTTCTTTAGAGATGTAAATATAGACGGCAATTTAACAGTTGGTGGTGAAACAATATGCGGCTCAGGTTCTGGGGTCAGATATAAAGAAGGTTTCTTTGAAGAAGATATATCTGCACCAAGTGCATTTTGCTCACCCACTTCAGGTTTATTTAGAGAATACCACACATGCGAGGGTTCTTGTCATAGTGGCGATGCCTTTTATGTAATTAACAGAGATGTAAATTTGTCCATAACTGACGGGACATACGGACAAGCGCTTAGACACGGCGAAGAATGGAGACCTATTTGGGTAAGCTGCACTACCGACACTTCATCTCCAATAGTTAATCCGATAGTTAATCCAACATCTCCCCCAACAACTACAACTACTAGCGGTCCAACAACTACAACTACTAGCGGTCCAACAACTACGACCGAAGACCCTCAATTTGTAGCTTCTTGCGACATGACGCCAGAAATAGACTCTAGTATTCAAGATGTATTAGATTCTGGCATTAAGAGCGTGTTAATATCTAGCGCTAGCGGTGATTCAAATCTACCTACGATGGATTTCTATAATGTCGTTACCGATATTACCATTAGTCAGAATTATCTAACTTACGCTTGCGAAAAAATAGACTGTCCATCCCCTTGGGAAGAAGCTTTGAACTGCGTAGAAAGCGGAACATGCTACAACCCGCTTGACCCATCAGTATTCACATGTCCTTGGGGTAGTGGGTTTATGGGTATAGAAACTGACTCTCAAGTTATTCCCGCTGCTGCTTTCAATCCTCCTACTAACAACTTTAGGGCTATATCTAGTGGAGATTTTGTTGACTTTGTAAATAATGAATTAATTCCTAATTGGCCTACAAATGCTATTAATGGAGATTTAGATACGGCTTCTGGTGTACTTGTCCTTGGGTATCATGATAGATGCGGACCTATGACCGGCCTTAGCGGACTTTTTGATAACGCTACCTTTAATCAAGCTGTTTTTGATTTCCAGAAAAGGAATGGGTTGATCTGGCTAAGAGGTAATCATACGGAAGAGCAATTGGACGGGTCTTCTTGTGCTGACGTTGAAAATTTAAATTATGTTTTACATAAATTAAACTGTGAATCTAGATTTTCTACAGAGAGCGGCGTTAAATTAACGCAAAACTCAGAAAGACAAAACGAAGATGATATTATCGGTATATATATTGACCCTTACTACGAAGGTGGGTCTAATAAAATTTGCGTTCCAGATGCCCATAAGTTTTACGGAACTACCGATGGCGGAATTGCAACAAATTTATTTGGTAGCGCTGTAGATAGAATTATTAGTGTTACCAACCCCAATACTTCTGGAAACTTCATAAATCCAATCTTGATTGCAAGTGGAGAAAAATATCCGGGCGGTCCAGACATCCAAGGTCAATATTTAGGTAGCGGTGTATTTACAATGGTCTCTGAGACAGGTCTTGTTTCAGGTGTTTCTTACATTGTTTCAGAAATAGATAAATGTATTTCGTGCCACGTTGCGGGTACTAAAATTTCAATGCCTAATGGTGAATATAAGAATGTTGAAGAAATTGTTGTTGGAGATAAATTAAAAACACTTTCAGGATTTAATAAGCTGTTGAAAAACATTATCTTGGAGAAAGAAAACTGGTGTCTATCAATGATTCAGATTTCTACTTTACTCACGATCATCCAGTTTTGACTCATGAAGGGTTTAAATCAATAGATGCAGAATTTTCAAGATCTTTATATACCATACCTGAATTTGCAGGTAATCTAAAAATTGGAGATAATATATATACTCACGATGGATGGGTGACGATAGATAAATTAGAAACAATCAGCGGTGATTATAACACTCCAGTTTATCATATGGAGATCAGCAATAATCATATTTATTTTGCTAACGAAATAGCTTTCCACAATAAGTCAGTTCTTACTGAGACATTTTGTTTTTATGATAATGGCATTTTTGATGAATGTAAAAAATTTGCTGCTGGAATACATGAATCGACTATAATAAACTATGCAAATGGCCGTGAATATACAATGCTTGAAGGTTTTAATCAACCTTGTGAAGATTGTCCACGACCAACCACGACAACTACAACTGGTGAACCAACAACAACGACTGCCGCGCCCACAACCGCCGAACCACCAACTCCTACTTCAGATCCAAACTCAGGAGGAACTACCTCTAACCCAACGGCTGGTCCTTAATTATTTAAATTAACTAAACAAGGAAAATTATTTTTAGGAAAGGAAATTAATGAAGAAAATAACTATTGGAATGGCTCACCATACAGACTTTCATGGTGTATACTTTAGTATTCAGGATATTTTAAAGGAATTAAAATTTAACGACAGGAAAGATCTATTAGATAGGCTTGAGTTTGTAATTATAGAAAATGCTAAGGATAACGAACACGCAAAATCGGTAAAACATCTAAAGCAATCTACAGGACTTGGTGATAAATTAAGAGTAATCGACCTGTCAGAATCCTATGGAACTTCTTTAACTAGAAATAGAATAATAGAAGAAGCTAATACTGAATTTGTTCTTGTTATGGATTGCCATGTATTCCTATGTCCTGTCGTTGAGACCTTAGATAAATTATTTAACTTTATTGATGAATACCCAGATACAAAAAACCTATATCAAGGCCCGTTAGTATATGACAACCTAACAAACATAACTACGCATTTTAACGATGAGTGGGGAGGTCAAATGTGGGGTCGATGGGGAATGGCTTGGACTTGCAAATGCAAAAAAACAAACTTTTCTATACACCATGTAGATAACCATTGTCAATTTGTTGATCTTGTTAATCAAGCCCCAATTAAAGAATGTAATTATTGTTATAGTAAATTGCCGGAAAATTTACCCTACCCAAGACACGAACCTATTTTAGACCAGTTTGGAGCAAAACCTATAGGTTACGGTAAAGACGAAGAACCATTTGAAATATTTTCTCAGGGGCTTGGATTATTTTTTACGGCAAAAGAACATTGGTTAGGATTTAACGAGCATAGCAGAGGTTTCGGTGGAGAAGAATGTTACATACATGAAAAGTACAGAAAAAATGGAAGAAGGGCGATATGTTTACCATTTTTAAAATGGTTACACAGATTTGGAAGACCTGACGGTGTAAAATATGAACTAACTGTTAAAAATAAAGTCAGAAATTATATATTAGAATTTGTTGAACTAGGATTAGACCTAAAGCCGATTCACCAAGAGTTTGTTGAACGTGCAAAATTTGATGAAAAAGAATATAATTCCTTTGTAGAAGAAGCTAAACAAATATACGGTAAATAATAATGGGAAGACCGCCTATATGTAATTGTTGTGGTATAACTACAGTTTTTCCGACTACCACTACAATTATACCCCCGACAACTCCTCCACCCGAATATTCTTGCCATGTTTGTTTGGGCGGAGCTGCTGGTACATCTTGTTTAGATAATTTAACTCAAGAGCAGTGTGAAAATATAGGCGGTTATTGGCTACCGTTTGCTTGTGGAAATTCCCAACCCGGCTTTGACCTTTGTCCACCTCCTAATTGTGATAATTTCATCAGTAATGATCAAGAAGATATCTGGGAGATCGCCGAAGAACACAATGGTAGCTGGCTTATATGGAGAGATGGACCTAGATTTGGATCTAATTTTGACGTAAATAAAAGCTGTTTACCTTATGATGGAGATTCGTCTGGAGGTGCTGTGTATGCTAATGTTAATCTTAGCGAAGGTGCATTTTACTTTCAATTAGTGCTTAATGGAATTGAAGCAAGTATTGCTAGAGTAGAAATTCGCAATTTATCTACCGGCGAGCTTATCCACGGGAGGTTTTTTAACTGCGCTGCGGCGGGATGTCCTTGCATTGATTGTGGTGACGGACCAGAGTATGGTGGTGGATCAGCGTCATGCTGCTTTTCAGACATCGCAATAATTCCAGAATATGGTTGTTATCAAATTGTTTTCTCAACTTCGTCGAGGGCTTCGTTTGGAGCCAGACTAAAAATGAGTCGAGGTAATATCAGACCGGCCTGCGCTTCAGATAGGATTGATAGCGATTGTGAAACTTGCCCTCCATCAACAACAACCACTACAACGGGCGGTCCAACAACCACCACGACGGGCGGTCCAACAACCACTACAACGGGCGGTCCAACAACATCTACGACACCCTGTCCATACTTTAAGAGATGCTCATACGAATGGAATGGTTCTAGTTGGGTAAAAATTAGTTCACCGACTGTTGATGGAGTAGATGCTGATTGTATAGCAACAGGATTTGGATGGCCTGCCATATGTCCTGAATATTGTGACAGTTGTTCATGCACTCAACCAAATTACGACCCCGGACAGTTTGGAAGTCATTGCTTAACCATAGATTATAGTTGTTGTGACTGTAGTATAATTAATATTGATGTAGAATGTCCCCCAACTACAACCACAACGACGGGTGAACCAACAACTTCTAGCCCAACTTCTGGTCCATCTGGACCAACCCCAGACCCACTAGGCCCATCATAATAATTTTTAATAATATAGTGTATAATATAAATATATGCAACACTTATTTTAAATAATAACGGAACATAATATGGCTTTAATAATAGCAGATAGAGTAAAAGAATCAACAATCACTACGGGAACTGGAAGAATTTCCCTTAGTGGCGCTACGTTTGGTGGGTTCCAAACTTTTGCTGAAGCCATTGGCGACGGCAATTTAACTTATTATTGTATTCAGAGTTTCGATCAATTTGAAATAGGTCAAGGTACTTACCGCGCTAGCGATAATAGCATAAGTAGAGATACAGTATTTGAAAGCTCCAATAATGATAATTTAATTAACACCGCCGGTGTTAGCATTGTATTCTCTGTTGTCCCTGCGGATAAACTTGTTTACAAAGATGAAGATGACGCCGTAGTTTTCCCGACACCGTTTACATTTAAAAGATCTGACACTGGCGATTATTGGCAGGCTTATTCTACTAACTTTACAAACAGAGTAACTGCATTTCATATCGACGAGGGTGCAGATCCAACTTGGACAATTGGTCTAAAAACTTCTAGTTCAGACATTATAAAACCGTATTATGGATATATTAGTGCAAATGACGGGTTTATCGAACTAAAAGGTAATGCGTATTCTATATTAAGTATTGGTGATCAAACTAACGAAGGTCTAAAGGTAGACCACAGATATCAAAGAATATTAGACCTGACAAAAGATGGTGGTTCCATATATGTTAGCACACTTGACATTGATACCACTCAAAACACCACTATAAAAAATACCACTATATCTAGTAATGTTTTAGATGTAGAAGCTAGTGTTGGTCATACAGCCGATCTACAAACTTGGAATATTTCTACAGATGAAATAGCTAGTATAAATAGTGATGGTGACTTTGAAACAATCGGTGACATTATTGCTCCGAGCGGCAGATTCCATGCTATTAGATTTGCTGATACAACTATTCAAACAACTGCCGCACTACCATTTGCTAGCGGCGCCTTTATAGATCAAAACGCCGCAGATATAGCAACTCAGAGTGGTTATTTCCAAGATTATATAGACGGGCTAGATCACACAGCGACCGCTGTTAGTGGCTGGGCGGAAAGTTACATAGATCAAACAAGTGGAAATCTACAGGTACAAATAGATATTAATGAAAGTAATATAGCTATAGTATCTGGACTTATTGGTGACGCGGATTTTCTTCCCGGAGCTAGCGGTGGTCTGATAGACCAGAATATTGCGGACATAGTAACAGCTTCGGGTGCTTTGCGTGACAGTATTAATGAATTAGATTCTGATCTCACGACGGCATCTGGCGCTTTGCGAGACAGTATCAATGAGTTAGATTCTGATCTTACAACTGCCTCTGGCGCTCTTAGAGATGGTATCAACCAAAATGTCGCTGATATCACGACTGCTTCTGGAGCTTTGCGTGACAGCATCAATCAAACAAACACGGATCTAGCAACCGCTTCTGGTGCGCTTCGCGATTCTATTAATCAAAACACATCAGATATTGGAACTGTATCTGGACTGCTAACTCCTAGTGGTGAGAGTTTTGACTTTACTAGTAATATACTTACATATAATAATAGTTATGGCGGTAACTTCACAGCTGATTTATCTAGTCTATCCACTTTTGATACTAGTGGTGTTAGTTTAGCTTATTCTGCTGGTACACTTACTTATACAAATAATGCTGGTGGAAGTTTTGATGTAGACTTGTCAAGTATCAGTGGTGACGTTACTCTTGATACTCTTAACGAGATAGCCGCCGCCCTTAACGATGACGCAAACGTAGCCAACACTCTAACTACTTTAATTGGTACTACAAGTGGTAATCTACAATCACAAATAACAGATAATGATAGTGATATATCACAATTAAATATTGATGTTGATACTGTATCTGGATTGTTGTACGGTCACTGGACAGTTAGTGATGGTGTTAATTCAGAAAATATATATGCTGGTGAGACGGTTTCCTTTAGCGGTATTGGCGGAACTTTTGTTTCTTACGACAATGCTACTAATATTGTTTCTATCAGTGGTGCTTCTGACCCAACAGGTGTTGTTAGTGGGATTGCTTTCTTTGGTGATGAAGGAATTTTAACGGGTAATGGCACATTAACTTATGACGGCCAAAATATTGAGGTTGGCGGTTATATAAATGCCAGTGGAGAAAGGGTGATAACCAGCCCAGACATCCACCATATTGTACAGCTTACACAGGCTGAATATGATGCCATCACACCAGACTCGGCCACTTTCTATATTATTACAGATGCGCCGTCTATATCTGGATATTTGGAATCTCAAGACACAGCTATATCTGGTTATTTTGAATCCATAACAGATCAATTAAACACTGATATAATAACTGTCTCTGGACTAACCCCTACAGGAATTCCTAGTGGTTTAACATTTTTTGCTGATGATGCTAGCTTAACAGGTAATAATACATTAACTTATGACGGTCAAGATATACGTCTTAGTGGTACGATGTATGCTAGCGGTGAAAGAATTATCACCAGTGATGAAATCTTCCACATTAAACAATTAACGCAGGCTGAGTATGACGCTATAACGCCAGATTCCGCCACGTTCTACATTATTACTGATGCTAGTGAAGATGCGGCTATTTCTGGGTATTTTGAATCTAGGGTAGATCAAGCTGACGCTGACATCGCTACCGTTTCTGGCCTTCTTGATAGTGTAAATCCAACGGGTACACCAAGTGGTATTTCATTCTTTGATGACAGCGGTAGTTTAAGTGGTAATAATACATTTATATATGATGGCGTTGATGTTGCGCTAAGTGGCAATATTGTGGCTAGTGGTAAAAGGGTTATTACTAGTGATGAAATTTATCATATAAAACAGCTCACACAAGCGGAATATGACGCGCTAAGTCCAGACCCCGCAACCTTTTACATAATTACAGATTCATCTGTAGAGGGTCCAATTCAATACCCAATACGTACTGTTTATTCTGATACTGCAATTCAGTTGACGGACTATTCATTACTAGCTGGCTCTGGGTTAAACTTTACTTTACCAACATCTGTCGGTAATAGAGGGACGGCATTTAATGTTAAAAATATTAGTACTGGTACAGTTGTTGTCAGTGGTGTTGGTGGTCAAACTATTGACGGTCAAACATCTGTAGAAATTAGTACTCAATATCAATCTATGACATTCCAATCTGACAATTCAAACTGGGTTATAGTGTAATGGCAAATCTTAAAGTGGGCAATACGAACGTGGGTAGAATATCGGTTATAGAACCGTATGATGATTCTACGCCTTCAGATAATGATGGTTTTGAGTCTTGGGTTCGTCCTTCTCATTGGTTAGATATGCCAGTTATGAATTCTGGAGATGAAAAAATAAGTATTTTGCTTGCGATACCAAGTGGAATTCAAACTCCATATCGCGTGCAATTATTTGGCACAGAGGTTAATGCTTCAATTTCTCATACTTATTCTACAATTGACTGGGGGGATGGAACTTCTGGTCTTCTAACTGGGTACTATAATAACCAGACTTATATAGATCATACATATTCATTTGAAGATCTTGATCAGTCCACTGAATTCATTCAAGATGGAATTTTAAACAGGCAGGCTCTATTAAATATAGACAATAGTGTTAGTGGATGTAGATATTTTAATACTTTGTGGCTTGGTCCAAATGCTGTTAGTGAAGGAAATAACTTATTATATAATAAGGGGAATACTACCAGTATATTAGAATTAAATATTGCTTCTGATATGCTTGAAATTCTTACTACTTGGAATAACCAATACCCAAGAAACTCTATAATGATTTACAGTCAGTAGAACTTCCTAGCGGGTTTCTTTCTAATGCAACTAGCGTACCTAGTATGTTTAATAATTGTCATAAGTTAAAAGTTGCACCTTGGTTTGACACAAGCAACTTAACAAATATGGGCGCAATGTATAGTAACTGTTTTTCTCTTAGGAGTGTTCCGCAGTATGACACCTCTAATAACACTAGCTTTTATTATTTTTTTAATAATTGTAGAGCTTTAAAACAAATTCCTTATCTTGACCATTCTAGTAGCACAAACTCTTATGCTGAGTTTAAAAATTGCGTTTCTTTAGAAAAGATTCATTCTGGAATTGATTATTCAAATACAACAAGTACGCAAGAAATGTTTGCGACTTGTTTGAGTTTAAAATCTGTTCCTAGCGACCTTTTTTCAACTATGACCAATGTATCTATTGCTCGTTCTATGTTTGCCACTTGTGTAAGCCTTGAAAGTGTACCGCCTGTAGACCTGCCATCTGCGACAGAGGTTAATAGTCTTTTTTCAAGTTGTACTAATTTAAGGGAAGTTGAAATAGAAAATGTTTCAAATGTTACAACCGCAACATACGGTATGGGTTCAATTTTTAATGATTGCCGATATTTAGAAAAGGTTACATTTAATAATCCAGAAGAGATTAATGCTTCAAGAATTGAAAATATGTTTAGGGAATGTAGAAAATTGAAAGTAGCGCCGTATTTTAATACTTCTAGCGGGACTAATCTTACAACTATGTTTACTAACTGTTACGATTTAACAGATGTTCCAGTATATGACTTAACAAGTGCTACGAATACAACTTCTATGTTTAACAGTTGCGTAAGTGTCAGAAAATTTAATGGTTTTAACACAAAAAATAGCAACCTTTCATATATGCCAAATATGTTTTATAATTGTCCAAATCTTGAAGAGTATCCGTCTGGGATTTTTGATGGGCCAGTTCCTGTATATAGGATAGATAATTTTTGTTATGAAGCTTACAAACCTGATGGAGTTTTTGATGAGGATATAGTTGCTAGTGGTTATTATGCGTTTCAGCGTAATTACAGTTTAGAAACTGTAAATAATTTTACTCCAAGTGGTAATTGCCAAAATATGTTTTACTACTGTTCATATTTACGTTCGCTTGGAGATTTAGATTTCACACACGTAACAGATTTGACAAATTGGCTTTATGGTGCTTGGAGTAGATTTGAATGGTCGGATATAAAAAACGTTAGTGTTGATCATAGCTATGCTAATTGTTTTTTAAGCAGTGGCGCAATATCACATATAATAAATAACCTTCCTACGGTTTCTAGCACTACAAGTATCTCATTTACAAATTGCTGGGGCGCGCAAAATCTTCATCCCGACACAATATCTATAGCTACCTCTAAAGGCTGGACAGTTACAA